CGCACCTTTGTTAAGGTGTGTGTCGTATTCTATGTGCTGGGCCACATGCTCGGCTCATTTGTCCATCACACCAACGATCGCGTCACAGCCTTTGTAAGCCTCTCTAGGCCCGCTAAGGTGGCTACAGTCCAACTGCTGGTTAGGCAGGCCTTCACGGCCCTCCTAGACGCCGCTGAGGCCCTTGTAGCCCGCTGTGAGCAGTACCTATCCACCCTTGAGGCCTGATCTAAGTGACCCATTGGACCGTTCTCTACAAAGACAACGCCAACCAACGGCATGAGTTCTGCTGCTACGCGCCCAACGCGTGGACTGCTAGGTGTGCAGCCATCGAGCTGAACGACTACATCCACGCCCGTCCCAACTCCATCACCCACATCATCAAGGAGACACCTAGTGACTGGTAACCACCACCCCGCCCCTAACTCCACACTCGTGGAGCGCATCATGTTCTACAGCGAGCACGACATGCTCGCCCAAGCCCGCGCCCTTGCTGCCCTCGGGGACTACCTTGAGGAATGCGCAGCATGGGAAATTGAAATCGAGGATGTCTTCTGATGACCAACCCACTTGCACCACTGGCCCTGCCCCTTGGGGCCGCTTTGCTCCTAGCCGGGAGCGCCCTGGCTCAGTCACCCCTTGAGCCCTTTGCACGCCGCGTGACGGCCACCCTGTGCCACCCTGAGGTGCAGGCTGCCCTCGTGGGGCGTGACGCATTCACACGTGGCCAAGCTGCTGCTGTCACCCGTCAAGCCTTGGCAGATGAGGCAGGCCTACGCCTGTCTTCCTCTGAGATGGGGCTGATTGACGGGATGGTTAGAGTGCTGTCTAAAGGGGGCTACTGTGAGCCAGGCAGAATATAGTCTTAAGGTTACCTGGTCCCCTAAACTCTCTAAATTCCGCAATCTGAGGCGTATGATACGGGATAAGACCCGTCACCTACATCCAGTTTTACGGATAATTGTTGAACACTTAGCGGACGGGCTCCTTAAGTTCTTTGAGGACCACTGGATCGACGCTAAGATTCAAGCGGAGATCAACAAGGCTGAGGATGCATGGCCTGACCCTGAGCATCCCAAGCCCATCATCCGGGAGCTTCCCTCTGAGGTTCCCGGCCTTCCAACGTTCACCATCACGGGAGACTACAACCATGACTGAGAAGAAGAAGCGCTCTGAAGAGCCGACACCCATCGCCCGCTCCTACTGTGAGATGTGCGACCGCTGTGACGAGCTAGCACAGGCCTTCGACGCCGCTAAGGTATGCGGAGACCTAGAGCATGCTAAGAGCCTGTTCATGGACCTCAAGAGCATCGCTACGGAGTGGGGCATCGGCATCCAGCTAGTGGAGATAGACAACGATGAGTAGGAAGCAAGAGAAGCCCATTGGCCAGCTATGGCTGGCACAGAAGCTCGCTAAGCTCTACCTCGAGGCTGAGGCCTGCGAGTCTCACAAGGAGGCCAGACGTCTCTACCGTGAGGCTGACAAGCTACGCAACAGTGTAGTTCGCAATAAGCCGCCTTATTGAGAGCGTGCTAAGCAATGCAGGGGGAACAAAGCTTTCCCCTAAGACACCATCCATTAGCAGCGGAGCTGACCGATGGATTGGTAAGACCATCCACCACCAACCCTTAAACCTGCTTTAAGTATCATGCCTATTATTCTAGATGATAAGTGCTATGTAGACACAGATGGATACATCATCTCCCTGTCATACCCAGCAGTGGAACAGCTGACTGAGGAAGAGTACTGTCTCTATCTCGCTGGTCAGCTCGAACTACCACAATCACTCTGAGGGGCCTATGCACGACACCGAAACAGTTGATGCAATCGCACGTCAACTCACAATAGAAGCTGAGGCTCTATCTAAGGGCCAGCAGCTGCTACAAGACCGCACAAAACGTGCGGAGGACAGAAGCTACGCCAGCAGCACCATATACGGCAAGAAGGCGCTCACAGCCGCCCTTCCCGAAGTATCTGAGCTGATCCGTAAGAGGATTGGTGAGATCACACAAGGTCGGACCGGTCAGAGCTACGCCACTCTGGCCAAGACAGTAAAGGAGATGGAGTCTGAGGTTATTGCAGTCCTGACCCTTAAGGCAGTTCTGGATGTCCTAGGCACTGTTGACTTCAAGGAGGATGTCTACAGATACAGTCGCGTTTGCGATCGTATCGGGCAGGCCATCCAGACTGAGGCACGCCTGTCTCACTTCAAGGCTGAGGACCCCGATCTCTATGGTCGTGTCGAGCACTACTTCCACAAGGGTGCTGGTACACGCCAGAAAGACACGGTTATGAAGCTCCGCTTTCGTAAAGAGGGCTTTGAGTGGGAGAACTGGTCTCGCTCTATGGTCTTTGAGGTGGGTGCATGGGCCTTCCGTATGGCTGCTGAAGCCACAGGATGGTTCACCACTAACAAGATCAAGACGGGCAAGACACGCTGCGCTCACGTGGTCGTGTTAACGCCTGAGTTCCTTGGTCTGCGGGATGCTGTCATGGAGAGGGCAATGGAGCTGGCCTCCTGTTCCTGGCCCATGGTTTGTAAGCCCGTCCGCTGGACTGAGGATCCCCACCACCGTGGTGGTTATCTAACCGCTGAGGCCCATGGCCACAGCCTGGTTCGGAGAGGGTGCTACGCAATGCAGGGAAGCCTCCCCGTTGAAACCCTTAACCGCCTGCAGGAGGTTGCCTACCGAATCAACCCTGTGATCCTGGCTACAGCCCAGGAGTTCCGTACACTGCGCCGATCTATTGGTGACTTCCACCAAGAGTCAGCGCGTGAGGTCCCCAACTGGCTTGGGGAAGACCCATCCGATGAGGATAAACTTCGCTACAAGCGAGCACGTCGTGACGCTGAGGATTTCAACTCACGTCTAGGTCAGCACAACTGGCGCACCACTGAGGCACTATCCACAGCTGAGCGCTTCGCTGCTGAAGATAGGTTCTACATCCCGTGGAACTTCGACTACAGGGGCAGGATGTACCCCCTGACTACCACCATCACGCCTCAGGGCACAGACTTCGACAAGAGCCTTCTACTCTTTGCGGACCCCGGTCCGATCAATGAGTGGTGGCTAGCTTTTCAGGTTGCCACAACCTACGGGTTGGACAAGGCAACGCTCGAAGATCGTGTGGCTTGGACCCGTGACAACCTAGACCTGATATCCCTAGTGGCTGAGGACCCAACCGGATCGCTCAACCTATGGGAGTCAGCTGAGGAACCTTGGTCGTTCCTTGCTGCCTGTGTGGAGTACCACCAGTGCTGCATAGCCTGCACCAAGGAGGCCTCTGACCTGCCCATTGGCGTCGATGCCACCTGCTCAGGCCTACAGCACCTATCAGCCCTTACAGGCGACCCCAGTACCGCTGCTGAGGTGAATGTGCTGCCCACCCCACAGCCCGCCGATGCCTACCGCACGGTGGCCCAGAAGAGCACACCCTTTGTCCCCGCTCAGTACCGTGAGCACATGGACCGTAAGATCACGAAGCGGACCGTGATGACTCTGCCCTATGGGCTCGAGCGTCACTCTGCCCGTGGCTACATCCGGTCCGCCTTTAAGGAAAAGGGCATCATGTGTGATCAAGATCTCACTGAGATCACTAAAGCCATCTACGACACGGGCATGCCGGAAACATTCCCCGGCCCAATCCGTGTGATGAAGTGGCTTAAGGAAACAGCACGCAGTGTTATCGCTGACGCTGAGCAGATCCGATGGACCACACCATCTGGATTCGTGGTCACACAAGACCAGCGCAAGCCTACGTTCAAGATCGTCAATACGAAGATCATGGGCGTGGGCCGCATGCAGAACCGGTGCTATCAAGGTCCCGGCGCTGTAGACAAGGATGGTCATGCTAAGGCACTACCTCCTAACCTCATCCACAGTCTGGATGCCTCACTCCTGCACTTCATGTTCAGCGAGTGGGACAGGCCTTTCACCTGCATCCATGACTGCATCCTTGGCCGCTCCTGCGACATGGATGACATGCAGCGCGACATCCGCCTGCACTTTGTCGAGATGTATAAGGGGATGCCACTACAGGACTTTGCCGACCAGCTCGGCGTTAAGGTTCCGCCCGGCATCTACATTGGCAACCTCGATCTAGACCAGACCAACGATTCACACTATTTCTTCTGCTAATGGCAACACCTAAGCGCACCCTGTCTGGCGACATCTTCAAGCAGGGTCCCAAGAAGCGCACCTCTATCGGTGACGGCCTGCGTAAGCGGGCTGGCTATAAGGCACGCAAGCGCTACCGGGGGCAGGGTAAGTGATCTTCATCCCTGACACCCACTACATGCTGATCCCGATCATCCTTGTCGGGTTCGGCCTTCCCACCATCATCAACTACATCGCTCGTATCCACCAATGACCCAGAACCGTTACACCTTTGAGACCACCCTCGAGGGCTACGTGAACGTCGGTGAGCCCTCTGGTAAGTTCCGCAACTGCTGCTTCAGCTTCCGCTTCCCTGCTGAAGTACTGAAGCTCGTTGAGGCTGACCGTGTTGAGCTGCTCGAGTGGGCAGCTACCAAGGGCACCACCAAGCGCACCAACGATCCCAAATGGGACGAGGAGGGCCTGGTGAAGTACACCTACAACCAACAGGAGGAAGGCGTTACCAAATATCCTGAGGTTGTCTTTGCTGACACCGATGGGGACATCATCCCCCTTGAGGTCCGTAAGGGCATCCGTAAGGGCACCAAGGTAGTGCTCATCGTCCAGCAGAAGCCTTACACCAAGCCCAAGCTGGGCACCAAGCTCGTTGTTCTCGGCGCTCAGGTGCTCGAGCTCAACAGCGGTCAGGTTGTCGATTCCGGCGACATCAATGGCCCTGAAGATGTGGCAGCCCTCTTCACCAAGCGTGACGGCTTCAAGCTCAGTGCACCTAACGTGTCTGCTGCTGAGGCTGCTCCCGATGCCGATGAAGAAGGCGGCTACGATTTCTGATCACCCTATCAACTAGCACCACCAATGACCAAGCCACTCACCCGCACCGAAGAAACCCGCATCCGTGCCTTCTACGCTGAAGCCGATCGCATGACCCAGCTCACTGGGGTTGTGCATGAGGTTGAGATTGAAGGTGAATACCACCCAGACAATATGAAGGTGGTTGTCGCATGAGTGATTTTCGATCTAAGTTCGAGCAGCGCCTTGCTGCTCTCTTGGACAACCAAGGGGTGCCCTATCTCTATGAGTGCAGGCACCTCGATTATGTTTGCAAGCGTACCTACACACCGGACTTTGAACTTCCTAACGGCGTTATTCTTGAGGCTAAGGGCTTCTTCAAACCCTCAGACCGAAGTAAGATGCTTGCGGTTAAGAAGGCTCATCCCGATCTAGACATACGCTTTGTATTCCAAGCCAACAACAAACTATCAAAATCTTCAAAGACAACCTACGGCGCCTGGGCAGACAAACACGGATTCCTATGGTGCGTTGGTCCATCCATTCCCGAATCATGGCTAAAGTAAACCCCGATCTCGACATCTTCCTGCGCGAGCTGGATGCCATTGTCGATGAGTACGAAAACGATTTCCACGTGAACATCCGCGACCTGCGGAACGCTCTCGTAGATTACGTGGAGGTGCTAGATGAGCTCAGACTCTGAGTTTGTCCGACACATACCATGTGACAACTGCGGGAGTAGTGATGCCAACAGCCTCTATACTGATGGCCACACTTACTGTTTCTCCTGTAACCACGTGACAAGCACAGATGACAATGAGGCTCCTTCTGGGGGCCTCGATTACTATGGCGAGCACCGTGCACTACGGGCTCGCAAGATCAGCGAAGATGTCTGCCGTAAGTTCAATGTGAAGGTTGATGGCCCTCACATACGCTTCCCCTACACCGATGTGGCTGGCCGTGTGGTCGGCTACAAGGAGAAGGATCAGGAGAAGAACTTCAAGTGGCGTGGCAAGAACGCTGAGAAAAGACTATTCGGACAGCAGCTCTTTGGTGGCGGCAAGAGAGTCGTAATCACTGAGGGTGAAATGGATGCTTTGTCTGTATATCAGGCAATGCCCAAGTGGCCGGTAGTCTCTATCTTCTCCGGAGCCAAGGGAGCCCGCAAGGATCTCGAACATCAGCTAACATGGCTGATGGGCTTTGAGGAGATTGTACTTCTATTCGATGCAGATGAACCCGGACAAGCCGCCACCCTCGAGTGCGCACAACTATTCCCACCCGACAAGGTTAAGATTGCTAGCCTTGGAGGATACAAGGATGCGAGTGAGGCACTGCAGGCAGTCGATGGAGAGTCCATCCGACAGGCTATCTGGAATGCCCAGAGCTACACCCCTAAGTCAATCGTATCAGGAGCTGAGATCTATGATCTTCTCAGGGCTCCAATGGTTGGTCGGGACTGCTCTTGGCCTTGGAGTGCTATTGATACCGTTACTGGTGGTATCAGGCTCAAAGAGCTTATCACCATCACAGCGGGTACCGGGGCTGGTAAGAGCACCCTTTGTGGGGAGCTCGCCCAGCATCTTATCTCTCAAGGCTTTAAGGTCGGATACATCGCTCTGGAAGAATCAGTACAGCGGACTGGGCTCAGGCTTATGACCG